AAGCATTGGGCTTGGATAAAATCCCCGGCTTGCGCAGCGTCGAGCTGCACTTAACCGGTGACAAGCCCATCCCCATCGCCACGCTAACAGTTTATTTGCCCAAAAAACAAACCGACCATCTAGCTGTTTTAAACAGCGGCATCAGCCACGGCAAAGCCTTGGCCATCATTCAGCAGGCGGAAATATGAGCCAGGCACTTATAGACAAAATCCGCGCTCAACGTCAAACCGACATCGAGGCCGCTGGGCTGGCGTTTATCGTCAGCCGCCCTACTGATTTGGATGTGCAGGAAATGCGAGGAAAAACACTGCCAGCGCTGGATCTGTTAAAAAAATATGTGAAGGGTTGGCGGGGCGTTAAAGAGTCTGATCTGATCAACGGCGGGGTGCCAAAGCTGGTTGAATTTACCCAGGAGCTGTTTTCAGAGTGGGTAGGCGACAGGCCTGATATATTTAACCCGCTAGTTTCCGGCATCATCGCCGCTTATGAGCAGCACGCACAACAGCAGGCCGACACGCTAAAAAAGCCCGACGCTGGCTAGAGCAAAGCCGACTGCCGGGAGGTAGTGCCGACCCGCAGCCGGTCATGCTAGCGCTGGCAACGCATGTTTGGAATATGCTGGGCGGCCTGGATTGGGCTGGTTTGCCGGTTGCCGCCGAGCTTTACGGCATCACAGACATAGACAGCCTGGTCAGGCATTTAATCGTTATACGGGATTATCGGCATGAGCACAGTCAGCGGGGTTGATAGTCTAAAAGCCGCACTCAAAAAACTACCGCCCAACATCGCCGAAAAACTGATCAAGCAAACCCTACGCAAAGCCGCCAACGATATGGCGCGCCAAGCCCGCGCCAATGCGCCAGTTAAAACAGGTCGCTTGCGTAAATCGATTCGGGTAGCCAACAGCCGGATAAACCGACTCAACAAAAACGGCAAAATCGGCCTGTATCTGCGCGTCAATCCGGGCCGATCTCGAAAAGACCCTAAAGGCGCATGGTATGGCCAGTTTGTCGAATCCGGATATAACAAAAACAGCCAGTTAATCGGCGGGCGTGAGGCCATGGCGAGGGGGATCATAACCCGCGATCAACTACAAGCCAAGCGCGCCAAAGTGGCCGCGCGTCGTCGCTTCGGGCAGGTCAAGCAAGGCATCCGCTACCGCACGGGCGGCAACAAAGTCGAGGGCCAGTATTTTTTAAGGCGGGCTTTTGATGCCAAAAAAGACAGCGCCGCGCAATTGATTTTAGTCGATGGGCAAAAGGGCGTGGAAAAGGCGGCTAAAGAGTTGGGTTTTTAGCCGCGTTATTCAGGGTTTTGCGTACCCAGTCAGCCACATATCCGCCTGCCGCATGCACCCAGTTTGCTTTCTCTTCTGGGGTGCAGCGCATGTGCAAATGACTGGTTGCGCCGTCGTCTTTGGCGGCGTTTTTGTTGTTTTTGGGTGCGCCTTGTTTATTCATATTCGTTAATTATGTCGTTTTGAATATCTCTAACAGCATCCCAAATGCTATCGCCTTCTTCAATTTGTTCTGTTTGAGGTCTGTTGAATGGGTCGCAATCTTGCCAAACATAATTTTCAAGCATTTCTTTCGAGTCAAAACGTGCGTCTAGTGCCTGGAATAATTTGTTTTTGATAAACTCCAAAGTTTCAACATCAATTGTTTCAACATACTTATCTAATTTGCATATTTGCTCTGCAATTACTGGATTATTTAATAATGTTTTCATGATTGCTCTCCGCTTGTCTCCAAGTTCCGCCGGGTCGGTTTAGGTTCTCTCTGAACTTGTATAAAAGTATATCAGCTTTATTTGTTTTGTCAACACAAAACAAAAAAATAATTAAGGGGTTTTTATGGCCTACGGCATCACCGTTGACTTTACCGCCAACGTCGTCAAATTCGCGTCTCAATTAGACAGCGTCGAAAAGCGCTTGAGCACATTCCAAGCCAAAGCTGAACAAGGCGCGGCAAAATTTAATGCGTCCATGGCTAAGCTGGGCGTGGGTTTGTCCGCTGCTGGGTTGACCGCCTTTGTCAAATCCGGCATCGACGCCGCCGACGCGCTGAATGATCTAGCGGATCGGTCTGGCATCGCTGTTGAAAAGCTGGCAGGGCTACAATATGCGGTCAAAATCGGCGACACGACCATGGAAGCGTTTGTTGCATCGTCCAATAAGCTGTCGATCAACATGACTAAAAACGCGGCGGATTTCGCCGCGTTGGGCATCAGCGCCAAAGACCCGGTTGAGGCATTTAAACAGCTGGCAGATCGGTTTAAAAGCATCGACGACCCGCAAAAACGCGCAGCATTAGGCGCGGCCACGCTGGGTAAATCCTATGCAGAAATGGCCCCGTTATTAATGCAGGGCGCTGACGGCATACAGGCGCTGATCGACAAAGGCCGGGAACATAACAGCATCACCACCGAGCAAGCTAAAAAAGCCGGGGAGTTTAACGATAAACTGGATGAGCTGGCCAACCGATCCGCCGCGTTTCGCAGCAGCTTTGCGCTGGGTATTTTAGAGCCGCTGACGATGTACGGCGAAGAGATTGATAAAGCCATTGCTAAAAGCGGCATTTTAATGGGTACGCTAGAGGGTTTATCCAACGGCTTCGAGCGTATCACCTTGAGCCAGCTAGGCGCGGGCGGCGGATTGAGTCAAGAGCTGGATGATATCAATTTCAAAATTGCCAAAGCTAAGCAAAATTTAGCAGACAACCGCACCACAAAAGGCGATAAAGCTCCGGTCGAGATCCAGGCAGAGCAAACCCTGAATGATTTGCTTAATCAGCGCAGCAAAATTATCGACGATATCCAAGCCAAACGCTCCAAAACCCTCACAACGACCAGCGCCGAGGCGCAGGCTTTTGATGCGTCGCTGGCTAAGCTAATCGGCGGGCAAGAAAAGCTAGAGCAAACCACCACGCAGACCGCCGCAAAAACCAAAACGGCGGTCGACTCGTTGCAATCTGCATATGACTCAACTATTAAGAGTCTCGAAAAAGAAATCTACCTGCACGGCGAAAACAGCGCTGCGCTAAACATGGAATACGAAATCCAGTTTGGCGCGTTTCAAACCCTCAACAATCAGCAAGCGCTCAAACTGTTAAATCTGGCTGCCGAAAAAGATTACATCGACGCCAACATCAAAAAATGGCAGGAATACGATGACGTGATCGAGCAAGGCTTACAGCTAGCCAGCCAGCAACGCCAAGCCGCCGACGCCGATTTTGCTAGGCTGTCTAATCAATACAACGGCATCGATCCCAACAAACAAACGCAATACGATGATGCATTCCAGGCCAAAAACATGGGCATCATCAACGGCGATCAGCTAGCCCGCGAGTTAGAGCGCATATCCGGCGCGGGCAAACAAACCACCGACCAACTCAGCGTATTTGCCGAACAAGGTGCGCGCAACATGCAAAGCGCCTTTGCTGACTTTTTGTTTAATCCGTTCGAGCAAGGCATGGACGGCATGCTCAAATCGTTTGCCGACACAATCAAGCGCATGGCCGCCAACGCCGCCGCCGCGCAAATCATGGAGGCGCTATTTGGTGCAGCCGGGAGCGGCTCGGGGGCGCTGGGTGGCATTGTGGGTTCTATTTTTGGGGCCGGTGGTGCAGCTGCGGGGGCGGGTAGCGCTGCCGGGGCTATTGGTGGCTCAGTTGCTTTTCATACCGGGGGGGTGGTAGGCAGGGGCGGGACGCCGGTATCGGCACCCGCCGCCCTGTTTTCCGGTGCGCCACGTCTGCACACGGGCGGCTTTTTAAAATCAGACGAAGTGCCCGCCATTTTGCAAACCGGCGAAATGGTCTTGAGCCGCAAACAAGTGGCGGCTATGGGCAGCGGCTCGGGCGGTGTGCAGGTTAACACCACCGTCACAGTCAACGGCTCAAGCAATAACCCAAGCGATATGCAAAAACTAGGCGGAATGATTAACGCCAAAGTGCGGGAAGTGATCGTCAACGAAAAACGCGCGGGAGGGTTGCTGGCATGACATGGTTAACCACCGATCCGCCCATTGATGGCAGTTCATTTTTGGCCGATGTAGGGCTGCCCTTTGCCGTTGTCGCTTCGTGGAACGTTTGCGATTGTTGTTTTGTTTATGCAAGTTTGAATTGCAATATGGTAAACGGCGTTTACAACGACTTTTATTTCGAAAACGAATACGAGAAACCTAACGGCGTCAAGCGCTGGATGCCCTTGCCGGAGTTACCGCCCACATGACCGCATTACCTCTGGCCGATCAAATCCACGTCTCCAGCCAAAAAACCGTCCAACACCGTACCCGCGTAGCGCAATTTGGCGACGGTTACAGCCAGCGCGTTGCGGATGGGCTGAATAGCCGCGTCGAAAATTGGCAGTTTGTCTGGGCAGGGCTAACAGAGTCAGACTATCAAACCCTAACAGATGCCCTGGATGCCGGGGGGGCTGTCACGCCCTACACCTACACCCCGCCAGGCAGCAGCACAGCCAAAACCTACGCAATGACCGCCGACGGTTACACCGTGCAGCACCACGGCGCGGATCTGTATAGCGTATCAGCCAATTTTAAACAGGTGTTTTAATTATGACTTTGGCTATCGAAACACGCAAACAAGCACCAACTGGAAAAGTTGATTTATACATACTTGATTTAAACCCCATCGGCGTATCGCAAATCTATTTTTTTTATCCGGGCACAGGCGCGGATAACCTGCCGCTGAATTACCTGGGTCAAACCTACAACCCGTGGCCGGTGGTGATGAGCGGCTTTGTCCGTAAAGGCGACGGCTCAGAAAACCGCCCAAAAGCCTCAATCAGCAATATCAACGGTGCGATTACCGGAGAAGTGGATTTGTATGATGACCTAGTCGGCGCAACCCTCACCCGCCGGCGCACGCACAAAAGTTTTATAGATGCTGATATATCAGAGTTTTACGATGAGAGCTATGAAATAGAGCAAAAAACCGCCGAAAATTCCACATTCATTAATTTTGATTTATCCAGCCCGCTGGATTACATCGACAAACAATTACCGGGCCGCTTGGCGATTGCCAACGCCTGCCCATGGCGCTACAAATCCACCGCCAACGGCTCGGGCTGCAGCTGGCCCGGGATTGATTCGAACAAATGGTTTGATCGCAACGGCGACCCGGTCATGTCGTCAACCCTGGACGAATGCGGAAAAAGATTGAGCGATTGCAAATTGCGCTTTGGTGCGAATAACGAACTGGATTATGGTGGGTTTCCTTCATTGGGGCGTAATGGATGATCGAGCTGTTGAACATGGATTGCATGGAATATATGCAAGGTCTGCCGGATAAGGCGTTTGATTTGGCTATTGTTGATCCGCCGTATGGGATTGATATTTGCAAGCAATCACAGGGCAAGGGCGGGAAAAGAACTGGGGCAACGCCACGAAATTATAAGAAAGGTAATTGGGATAGCAGTGCGCCAAACAGTGAATATTTTGCAGAGTTGTTTAGGGTTTCTAATGACCAAATAGTTTGGGGGGCTAATTATTACCCGCAGTATTTGAAAAGTTCGCCAGGTTGGATTTTATGGGACAAGGGGCAAAGGCTAGATCAAGCTGATGGTGAGTTGGCTTACAGCTCAATCAAAAAGCCTCTTCGCGTATTTACATTGAATAGAGTTGCTCTATTAATTGAGTCAACGATTCACCCTTGCCAGAAGCCCATAAAACTCTATCAATGGCTCCTAGAAAACTACGCCAAACCCGGCCAAAAAATATTGGATACGCATTTGGGCAGCGGTAGCAGCGCCATTGCCGCGCATTATTTCGGCGTCGATTTTGTCGGCACGGAGTTAGATAAAGATTATTACGACGCAGCTTGCAAGCGTTTCGAATTGGCTACCGCTCAAACGACATTATTTGACTTTGATGGTGCATAAATCAAACCGATGACGGATATTGTCGCCAA